ATCAACTATGTCTAAGTTTGAAGTACCGTCTATGTCTATATCGCCACTAATATCTAAAGAGGCTCCTGTTAAAACACCTGCAACTGCTAGTGTAGAAGCCATATCAACTGCACCATCAATGTCTACAACATCTAAATTAGTAGTTCCATCAACATCTAAATCACCATTAAAGTCTACATTACCTGCTACAGTAAGTGTAGTAGCCATGTCAACTGCACCGTCTATATCTACTACATCTAGGTTAGTTGTACCATCAATATCAGCATCACCACTTATATCTAGTGTAGCTGCATCAAGCTCGCCTGTAAGTGTAATGTTTCTAAAAGAAGCTGCATCTTTATTTGAATCTACGACTACTGCTTTAGAAGCAGCAATAGTTCCTGCTGTAATTCCATCTAGGAACTCTAGTTCGGCTTCTGTTAATTCAGCGCCTGAACCAAGTGTAAGCGTACCTGTAACTGTAAGATTATCATTGACTGTTACTTCGGAAGTTGTATGACCTATTGAGATCGGAACACCTGAAGTCGCAGTACCAATAGTAATACCATTAGATGTGTTAGAGTTGTCTATGTTTAAGGATGTTGTTGCATCTAGTGAAATAGTTGTGCCGTCTACTGCGAGTGTTCCATCTATATCTGTGTTGTCTAAGTTTGCAGTTCCATCAACATCTATATCTCCTGCAAGATCAATTCCTGCAGCGCCTGCTAAGACTAAATCATCAGTAGATGTATCCCATAACATATAAGCACTTGCAGTATCTCCGAAGAATTTAACATCATAGCCTGTATCATCAACACCAACAGTTATAGTATTATCTACTTGAATAGCACCATCAAGATTAGTTGTTCCTGAAACTGTTAATAAATCTGTAGTTATTGTACCGTCAAAGTATGCATCTTTAAATTCTAATGAGCTTGTTCCTAAATCAATATCATTATCTGTTACTGGAACAATAGCTCCGTCTTGTATTCTAATCTGCTCAACTGCAGCACTAGAAACTTCTACAAATACTCCCCAACGATTATTAGTACTGTCTGCTACTATTTTATTTAAAAAGTCTAAGTCACCTATAGTATGTATATTACCGCCTTGTCCTGCTGTACCATCATGTCTATGTCCAGTAGAACTTGCAGAACTAGATGAATATGCAAATACATTTACTAATTGATCGTATTCGTTGTTGAACAATGCAGATGTAATAGTATCTCCATCACTAAAGCTGCTTTGTCTTGTATATGTTTGTGCCATCTTTTATTCTCTCCCTGAAGGTACGTAATCTATGTATATTCCATTTACAGTATATGGTGAATTTTGATTATCGCTAAATATTCTAAAATAATTACTTTTTCCACTACCTTCTACTGTTTGTTTTGTAATCGGATCTGTTGCTGCTCCAAATTTATAAGCAGCGGTTGCTCCAAATAAAGCTGTGCCGAACAACGAAGGCTTCGGTACTGACAATGAATAATCTGTAGGTTGTGGACTATCTAGATCATCAAAATTATATCTAATTCTTAAGCTTGTATCTACTTCTCCTTCAGGAGTTATTGATACTTTTACATACTTAAGAGTTTTTAAAGTTCCTAAATCTCCATAATCTAAATCCGGAGTTTGGTATTTAGCTATAATATTAGTAGCTGTTCCGCCTGTAGATAAAAAATTATCTCCTGTATCATGATTATATACCTTACCAATATAATCTCCATGATAATATCTTTCAACTCCGTCATAATTAAAACCCGAAGCTGCTGCTGAACTTGCATCTATACCGGTTGTTTCAGACCATTGAAAATTTGTAAATCCTTGATCGTTAGTTTTTAAAGTTCCTATAATTCCTTTAGAAGAACCACCTGTCGAATCACTACCATAATATAAACGATACTGTGCTTTGTCTCTGATAACAAGGCTGCTTATATTATAACTTCCAATGTTATCTGCAATAAATTTCATTACAGGCTGTATAGAACGGCTGACTGTTCCTAACTCAACGTCACCAATTCTTACTGTACCGGCTAGTGTTCTTATACCATCAGGTGCTAAAAATACTAAGTCACCACCAACCTCTTGAATGCTTTTACCGTCTAAACAACCAATGTTTTGTGTAATAGGTTGTACTGCTATTGTAGAGGAAGAATTTATATTTGTCAATTTATAAATACTATTTTTACAAAATATAATTAGATCATTACGAAAAGATCTTAAGCCAACTACTTGATCATCTAATACTATACTTCCTGAACCTGTCGTTGTAAAATCATCTATGTCGCTTGTTCCACTATAAAATATAGTATTTGGAGCTGTTGTTGCACCTGCAACTACTAAATGTTTATCATGTATCGTACAAAATTTAGGATAGTGTGTTCCACTTACTGTTATTTCTTTTGCATAATAAGTTCTTCCGCTTAAAGCTCCACTACCTGTCATTTTAAAGTAAAAAGGTTTTACACCTGATCCTTCATCTGTAATGATAACTTCTCCGTAAGTTGTATCACCTTCGTAAGTTGTAAAGTGTGCTAACCCTTGTGAGGTTCTAGCTGCAGCACTACGACCTGTAAAGGCTGTGTAGTTATCTCCACCGCCTGCAACACTTGCTTTATTTAATTGTAACCAACTTTCACCATCTAAGCTAAAATATATATTAGTGTTTGAGCAAGCGATAACTCCATCTGCATAAACATGAAGACCTAGTATAGCATCTTCACTACTAGGATTAGCTGCGCTTGATCCTCCAAAGGCTGAATAACCATTTATTCTTCTATAGCCACCGGCAATATCAACTTCAAAATTTTCTAAAAGTGTAGCTGCTCCCGGTCTTCGTAGCATTTCAAAAGAACTTGAAGATTTATCAAGTCCTCCTTCACACGCTAATGCAAAAGGTTGCGAAGGCATTAGAGCATATCCGTAGACATATAGCGAGGAGTAGGATCTGCTAAATTAGATCTCATTAATCTTAATCCTCTTTTATAATCATCTAAAGCAAAAGCAGCGTGCTGTGCATTTTCTTTAAACTGTGCCATGTAATATCTAGCTCTAGCCATTAATACTGAACTATACATATCTGGAAATACTATTGCATCTCCGTGTGCATCTAATGCTGTAGGTAGATCCCAAGCATAAAACCATACTCTATAAACTTGATCAGGTATTGGACTTATTCCAAATTTTCTTGCATCAGGACTTCTAATAACAAATCTAGGTTCTCCCCATGTTTGTGCATCAGCATCGTCTGAATTTTCTGATTCTCTGTAATGATCTTTCCACTCTTCTAAAGTCATAAAAGATAAATTTTTACTTGTATAAGGTGCTGATTCTCCACTTACTCCTATTGTTGTAAGATAGAAATCTTTCCAATCTATTGCACCATAGTCTGTTGTTAAAGAACTTGATGCTGCTTTTAATTCATACCAACGTGTTCCTGCGGTTGTTTCAACATAAACATTACCATACATAGGATCTGTAGCTCCGCTTTCTCCTGTAGCTAAAAAAGACCATCTAGGTTCTGCGCTTACAATATCGTTATAAGATCTGTTTACACAATCTTTTGCAAATTGTTGAATACCTATTGCGCTTGCAAAGTTTGCAGAAGTTAAAGCAACTTCGTTTGATTCTCGCAAGAGTTCGTTTGTTAAAGTTAAATACGTTGTAGCCACTTACTTTTACTCTTGTGTTTCTTCGTCTATTGTTTCTTCTTCTAATTTATCAACAACTGTACCTACTGCTTGTACAGGTATAGAAATTGCAGTTTGACCTAACTCAATACTTTCATCTACAATAGCAGACGAGATATTTTTACCTGCGTCTATTGTTTCTTCAACAACAGAACAACCAGTAAATGTTAATAAAAAAGCAATTAAAGATAGCATTTTAATTTTCACTATAAATCCTCAATATTTTATTATAATAACTATTTTTTATAAAGGCAGTTATTTTTAACCTTTTTTAGACTTTCCGAAGATAACTTCCCAATTATCTTTATATCTTTGTCGTTCTTCAGCAGTTGCTTTACTTCCTGCTCGAACTAATTTTCTGTTCCCCTTTTTTGGATTTTTCATAATCAAAGGATTTCGTTCATTTCCTAATTGTGGCATATCTTTTCCTGTTATTTAAGTATGGGGAAGATGAACATAAAATTCTCTTCCCACATACCATTTTTTGCTTCTTAATTAACGATTAGTCAACTAGATAGAAAGCAGATACTAAAGCTTCATCTCTTAGTACGTTAGCACCATAGACATGAAGACCTCTTACTATATCACCAAATGAATCAGGATCACGGATGACCTCTGTTGATGTTATAGCTTGAGCAGTAGCCGTAGAACTAATATGTCCTGCTAAAACTTTGCCTGTGCAGTTAGAAACTGCTGCAATGTTATTAGATTTGTACATATCAAAACCACGAAGCTTTCCGCTTGACACTAAACCATTTCTTAAAGAACCTTGACCTGCGTTATAGTCTACTGAAAGTAGTTTAGAACTAGAGCCTGACAACTCTTCGTAAAACGAAGGTGGTGCTACAAACCAACGACCTTCCTCAGGAATGTCTTGGTCATCTAGCAATCTTGCCATTCTAGCCATAAGGTCTAAAGCGTCTACACCTGTTCCATCTGATCCAAGCAAATCAACAGAGTTGGTAGCATGAGTCATGGTTGAGTCAGCGGTTGAGCTGTCAGAACCAATAACATGATCAGGAGAAGATGTAGAAGCACCTGCAAACATTTCTGCAATTACACCTGCGTCAAATGCATCTTTTAATGCATAAGCAGCAGACGAACTAGCAACTTCTTTAAAGTTCACATGAGACATTGAAGTTTCAATATCGTCAACGATGAATTTAAAAGCGTTAGCTATATCAACAGTAAGAGTAAGCTCTTGATCTGTTAATGCAGTTTTAGTTACGTTAGCGCCTCTTTCATACTGATAAACAGTAATTGTAGGTTCTTTAATAATACGGACTGTATCTCCGAAAGCAGAAATATCACCAGTATAGTCGGTGTTTGTAATTGCTTCAACGACAGAGGCTTTTCTAAAAAAGTTAAGTACCTTTTTGGAATAAACCTTAGGCATGAAGAAACTATTATTTTGTCCACTTACGGAATTACCAAAGTTGCCATTAGTATCAGTTGATTGCTCGAATAAAGCATCGGATTGATTATAAGCCATTTTAGTTTCCTTTTATTAAAGGGTTAATATTATCCTCTTACTCTACCTTCAAGAACTGCTTGATCAATATCTTTTTCATATTTATCAAACTGATCCATAGATAGATTAGAGATTTCTTCTTGAGTCCATATTTTAGGTTCTCCTGCAGGTTCTACCTTTGTAGTCTTGGTAGACACCATATCAGCAGCCGTAGAGTTGGATCTCTTAGACTTCTTACGAGTCTGTTTACTCTGAGAAACTCCCATATCCTGTTTGAATAGGTCGATTGCTCGACTTGCTAAACCCACATTATTAGGATTATTATAAACCCACGCTTGAATATCTTGAGGTTGTGTTGCTACCCACTCATGAAATTGATCGCTTTCTCGAATCTGAGGAAAGTCAGGATGCTTAATAAGCAACTTAGCTTCCGCTTCTTGTTTCAAGGCTGCGCTTTCTCTTTCTTGTAAAGCATTTACTGTAGCTTGGAGCTGTTCAGTTTTAGCTTCACTTTGTAAGTGTGACACAGTTTCAACCACATCATAAACATCAGGGTACTTTGCTTTAAATTCTTCGAGTTCTTCTACAGTTTTTGGAGCTGTGTATTGAGGTGCATTATTAGCCATCAATTCTTGCTCTCTGCTTTTAAACTCGTTAAGCTTAGTATCGTAATGCTTTTTCAAGTCATCGTACCTTTTTTTGTAATCCGCTTTTTTATAAGGTTTATCTACTTGTGCAGCTTCTTGTGTTTCTCCGTCTTCTGAAACAACTGTCTCAGATTTAGGTTGAACAAATAAACTGGTAGCAGTTTTACCTTCTTTAGGCATTACATCATCCGTTTGCCAAGATTTCTTTTGGTTGTACGGATTAGGTACAGGTTCGTTTTGTACTTCTTCAGAAGTAATCTTCTCATTTTCAGTCATTTTACTCTCCTTCCTTTGTGCTTGATTCTTCAAGGTGGCTTATTTACAAGATAGCTAATCTAATAAGTGCTTGTCTTAAACAAGGTGGCATCAAAAGGTCTTTTCTTTTTTAAAAATGTAGAGTGCTGTTTGACTAGAACAGGTGGCTCTACGGTTAGTCAACTAGCAAATAAGCTTAAACGAGGATCTAAGGCTAACATTTTCTCTCTTTGTTTTATAGATACAGGATCTTCTCCTTCAACTATAACAGAGGGTATGTCCACTTTAGCTTCTTGTTTGGCTAATCCGCCAATTGCATTTGCCTGTCTGTCAGGTGGAGCTTCTTGTTCTGCTAGGTCCATCAACTCTTGTAGAGTATCTGATCCTATAGCGTCAGTTGCTTTAGCTGTCATAACAAACTCTCCGTCCGATAACCTTGCGGGTATCGAATCAGAAACTGGTGTTCCGGGTCCATCGACTTGTCCTGCTCCTGAGAATTCAGAGGCTGTCTCAATTACTTTATCAACGATGATACTTAATTCATCATCTTGACTTAGTGCATTCATTAGGTAGTCTTGTTCTTCCGGTTGTAAGGCTTCGCTTATTACGAAGTCTGTATAATCTGCTTCCATCTCTTCATCGGGAACCATGCCTTCTTGTGGCATTGTTTTTTCATACTCACCATGAGTAGCTCCCGGCATTACTGTACCATCAGGCATTGTGTGTGTTGGTATTTCTTCTTCCATTATTCCTGACATTTGTGCGTCTAGTTCTCCGCCTTCTTGTTTTCCAACTCTTCCGCCTGTTGCGAAAGGTTCATCATCAGGTGAATAGTCTCCGGGCACATACCATTCATCAACCGTGTCAAGTTCAGTTATTACTTCTTCAAGTTCATCTAAATGTATATCTCTACTTCGTTCAGTATAAAAACTATCCCACATTTCATCTGTCCATAAATCTGTCTCAGGAGCGTATATATCCTCAATCATAGTAGAAGACATTGTTTCTTCTTGTTTAGCAATTACCTTTTTACTTTCTTTTATTTCTGCTTCTTCTTTTTTTATTTGTTTTACTAAGCTTTTAACCTTAGGATTCTTTCCATATTTTTTTAAAAGTTTACTAGTTATTCTAGACGCTAAACCACCAACCACGTACATCTCTCGTTGTGGCATCCCGCCTTCTTGTTTTTTAGTTCTTTGTGACGAGTGCTTACCTCTTACTTTTTGTATCTTTTCAATTAAATCTAAAGCCTTCCCCAAAGTGTAAGTCTCAAAAATATTCTGCACATGAGCATTAGCGTGTTCCATATGACTCAATCCTACAGGCACTTTTGTTTTTACTTTCCCTGTTGTTATTATTTTAAGCTCTGAATCATCTTTATCCTGATAAGCATCAAATATAGTAGGTCTTACCATTATTCCAGCATCAGCACGACCAACAGTATTTACTAATCTTTTATTAGTAAAGCCATATTTGCTTCTAGGTCCGGCGACATTTACAGATTCTATAGGCTCATTGGGATCATAGTCTTCCTCAAACTGCCTGCCGCCTGTTGCCCAAAATAAACTAGCTTCTCCTAACCCGCCTTTTTCATAGCCAAGTCTATTAGATTTTAATTCCGTAGTTATTTCTTGTAGTTTTTCTCTAAGCATTCTCTTTTCCTCTATTAAGCGCTTCCTGCACCTGCTCCTTCAATTGCATTAAGCGTACCAGAGAACTCACTCTCCCCTGACTGCGGTACATTTCCTGTTCCGATGTTGCCACCACCAGTACCTGTAACTCCAAGTCCTTGAGGTCCTGTAGATATTCCATCATCGCCTCCCACAGGAGCTTGTTGTGGGTTATTGGTTTGAGCTTCCGCGCTAGGTTCTTGTTGAGCATTTTGCATTCCTATAATTTGTGCCATCATAGCTGCTTCTTCTTGATCATTTAATAATTCATCAGGATCAAGATCTAAGCTATAGGCAAGTTCACTTATTAATTTAGAGATTTTAACAAACGGAGCAACTGCCGGATTTTGTACAGTTTGTAAGAATGTAGTCAGTCGTTGACTTCTTACTTCTTTTTGCATTAAACTATTTGTTCCTGTTGCATTGACTTCTAAATCGCCTTTAACATCTAACATACCTTCAAAGAATTGCATATTCCATTGGAAGTAGGCTTCGCCTAAAGGTTTAAGTAGAAAATCATCTAGGTTTTTTACTACTGTTTTTACATTTAAACTAGCAGCACCTAATAACATTGACATACCTGATGCTGTTCTTGTCATACTTTGCACACCTGTTTGTCCGTGTGAGTAGGATGGTATTCCTGTTTGTTCATCTGATAATTGTCTAAACTTGTCAAACATCATCATATTTTCATTTGCAGTATTTGGAAACTTCATTCCATGTACTGCCTGTCCGGGCATTCCTGCTTGTCTGCGGAATATCTTGCCGGGATATATCTCCATTGATTGACCACCCACTAAGGCAGACTCGTCTATATCAAAAACTAAAGATCCTGAAAGTGCTAAGTTATCTATAGCCATTCTTGCATGACCGTTCATAATTTGTTGTGAATCATCCATATTCTCTGCCACACCCACTCCAAAGAAGTTATAGGGATTTCTTTCAAAAGGAAAAGAATGATAAGGTATTCGATACGGAGTGAAGGGGTTGATAACAGCTCTTAATAATTTATTGCCCGTGATCCAAGCATTAATTTGTAATTCATCTAATTCATCTATATCTTCAGGAAGTTCGATGCCCGCTTCTCTAGCGCTCTCTGCATCCATAACTCCCCAATATTCTAACACTTCATAATTTGTATTGTCGCTTGTATCGCTTCTATTACTATCTCTAAGCTGCGCTTCATAATATTTTTCTTCATAGTTTGGACCCATAAACAAACATTCTCGTATAGCGTCTTCATCGAAGTATGGTAAGTTTTTTAAAGCTCTTAGTTGACTTCTATTCATCTTGTGTCTATGAATAATAAACTCACATTCTTCTGTATTAGTAGCAGAAGGATCAGGAAAGAAATCCCAACAACTTACAAATTCAATACGTGGAACACGGACACTAATGGGTTTGTATTCTCTTTTACCATTCTCAGTATTCCACTTATGTAATTTTTTATCAAAATTAAATGGTCCTTTAATAACACCTGTTCCTAATAAAGCAGATTCTAGTAAAGCACTTCTAATTTCTGCAGAGCCATTTGATTCTTCTATTTGATCATGGACTAATTTTTCCATTCTTCTTGCAGCTTTTTGTGCGGGAGATATTTCAGGTATCTCAGGCATCGGTACGAAACCACTTTTAAGAAGTCCTGCTGCTTCTGCTTGATCTTCTATAGACTCTTCAAACAAACCATTACCAAGTGTTGCGCCTGCTTTTAATGTTTTACCATCTCCTGCATAACCAATATCATAAGGATTTTCAATTTCTTTTTCTTCTTCAGGTTCTGTTGTTGGTGATTCAATATTAGGTATGGGGTTTTGTGTATCTAAATGCGCACTAGCTCTTTCACCTTCAGGTAATTTTGTTTCTGTGATACCAATTGGAAACTTACCAGTTCCAAAGACTACATCAACTAACTGTCCAAAAGCAGCGAGTACTTTTGTTTTTGTAATCTTAACAAACACTCTAGATTTTTCAGATTCTCTAAACTGTATTTTCTTACCATAGAGTCCTCTATAGTTCTGATAAGCTTTAATCCACCGTTTTTCATCGGCTGCGCGTGCATCCTCAGCTATTTTAAATCTATCTTTAATAGTTCCGACTAAGCTTGTCATTTGGTCGAACTCTAGATTTAAAGTTTTACCTGCTTCGCCTTCTACTTCTTCGTATAGAGTATCAGCATTTAGTAGTGTGTTTTCTTTTTCTGCCATTTATTAATATCCAAATTCTGAGTCAGAAGGCTCGTATGGTCT